CCTGAATACACAGCTAAATCCCACCCATGCGATCAGTTTAGTAAAGCCTGATTCCAGTACCACGACCAGCGCGGGCATTGAGAGGCGAGAACTCTCTGACGACTAAATAGCCAAAAGCATCGTTTAAGTGGTCATAGCCATGCTCTTTGTCTGGCTCGCCCCTACTGTTCCACGATTGCAGCTCAAGGCATTCGATCAATCGTTTGCACTTGTGCGAGATCTGCACTCTCACCTGGCCCTTGGAATTTTCCAACAGGCCCTGAACAGCAAGAACCCGATCACGGACGGCAGGATTTGAGCGCGGCGATTGATTGCTGAACCCGTAGGACTCCAAGATCTGAATGTCCGTTCGTGAGGCATTCGTGCTTCTGTTGCCGCCTGATGCGTCAGGGTAGACATAGATGCGACGGTCGGGAAATCGTCTTTGTATTTCTTGTGCCAAGGCGTCGGTGTCATGCGCACCGCTGATCTCGTCGATCAGGAGAAGCTGGTTTCCGAGACGGCAACCGACCACCGCGTTCGTGTTATTCACGTTGAAGTCGATCCCGATTCTTAAAGGCTCGTTATCGACGTTTGGAAGTTCTGTGATGACGTGCTTGGTGCGGTCGAAGCGGTCATAAACCTGACCAGTATTCAGGTTTACAAAAACGCCGTCTAAATAAGCTTTGATCAACTGCTCTGGGTAGTTCTCCAGAAGCGAGTCAATAAACCCTTCAGGAAGGTAAGGGTTATCTGATGTTTTAGCGCGGATCAGCGCGGTGTCATCGCTGGCGTTCTTCTCGAACGTCTCATAAGCCCAGCCAAAGCCTTCAGGCGTGGTGGCCGCATAGAACTGCTGAACGTTGCCGTCGCGCAAGCGGGCCAGGGCCATACGCATGGCTTGGGTGGCGACGTTCTTGTTGGCTGTGTCTGCCTCGTCAAAACCGACTGCACAAAGGTTTTGGCCACGGATGCGGTTGGCCGTTTCCATCGTGCGCAGGAGGATGGTGTGGCTGCCCTCAGCAAAATGCAGGGTGTATTCAGGCAGCGGACTTACACGAAAGTCGAAAGGGATTTCCCACTTCTCCAACAGCTCATCCATGGTTCGCTGCAGGATGTCGCGCAGCATCGGTGCTATGGGTTCAAACAAGGCTGAAACATGGCCCACATTCATGGCAGCCATGTGAACGGATTTGCAAACCAGCCCGTAGGTTTTGCCTGCACCAAAGCCGCAGACCAGGCCTAACTTGCGGTGCTCTGTGTCTTCGCAGAAAGCCACCTGATGCGGCAGCATCCCTTCCTGAACGCGGGCTAGGGCTTCTGCTGCTGTGGGCTTCTCGAAGCCTTGGATGTCATCAACAAAACCCAGCAGGGGTTCGTTGCTGGTGATGCCTGATAGCAGTGGCATCAGATGTCAAAGCGCAGCAGCTTGGCCTGGGTCTCTAGCGCCTTGATTGCCAGCTGCAGATTGTCGTCCTTTCCAGCCTTCTGCTCATATTTAACAAGGCGTGCGATTGCAGCGGCTAACCATTCAGGGCGCTCAATCTCTGCATCCTGTTGAATCAACTGACGGGCACGTTGCATGTAGATGTCCGCAGTCCTTTCGCTGACGTTCCACTGCTCCGCCGCATATTGCAAAATCTCAAACCGAGAATATGACTTAATTAGTAAGCCATAAACACAGCGGACCCTGCTTTCAATTTCTGCGTTCGTAGACTTCGCCATGCCCTGAAGTTAACAGGGGTTTGGGGCAAGGCTAGCTCAGGAGCGGTGGGGCTGATGTGCTTTGCGCCAATAATCAGAAAGGCGAACAACCTTGTCTTCAACAAGGTGCATCGAACTGACGATCGCCTTGAAGTCCCCGACCATGACTTGAACGCATCCATCTGGGAGGGTGCGGATCTTGGGATTGGGCGTAGGCAGCTCTGAGGGCATTTTCGTAGCGCAAGAAAGCCTTGAGTTCATTTTGGCGCTGAAGAGCGCGGAGGGATTCTTGGTCCATGGTTTTGAGTTGTGATGTCGGGGGATGGATCGGACCTCAACCCGCCCTGCTTTCCCCATCCCTAGGTAACAACTGGCCTAGGCATCGTGCCCCTGCACGACTGTGGGTGTTTTATGGCTTTCAGCCTGAGCGGGGGACAGCTCAGGCATCAGGCTCCCCGACGTGTAGCTAGAGGCTCTGCATAAATTTTTTTGCAGCTGCTTCTGCTTCTTGGGCTGTAGCGAAAGGGCCAAGGCTTGCTCCGACTAAAGCATTTTCGACTTCAGCGAAAGGTTGCAGCTCAGGAGAGTGAAACCAGCACTTGTACCAAAATCCGTCTGTTTTTTTGGTGATTTCGTAAGTCATCAGTCGTACTCCCCGAGGTGTGGTTAGCCAAACCCGTTGGCTGGTGGTGCTTGCTGCTTTTGTTTTTGCAGCCTGGCTTTCATGCGCTTCAGCTGTCGAGTTGTGATGTTCGATTGCACAGCGCCTGAAGGTGCGGCTGGATTTCGTTTGGTGTGATGCACTCCACCAAAGCCGCCTTGGATGCTGCCACCGTTAAGAGTTGCCATCAGTCCACCTTCTCCACGGTGTAGGTGAAGCCAGCTTCAGTGGCGGCGTTCTTGAGGCTCTGCAGCTCGTCGTCGTCATAGGCCGGATCGGCCCACTGCAGTTCGTTGTTCAGGAAGGCTTGGATCTCCCACTTGGGCTGAATGTCACGGTTGAGGACCATGAGGCTGTCGCGAGCTTCGAGTTCAGTTTGGTGACGCTCGAAGGACTCGAAAAGGTCGAGCATGTAGTTGTGATGATCCATGGTTGAGGTGTTGAGAGTGGGAAGCGTCCCCGCCTCCCGATGACATAAGTATGGCATACCAGTGGGAGGGCGTCAACCCAAGAGGCTCAACTGCTCAGCAACTGGCGGCAGCTCACGATTGCCCCATTGGTCACCCATGGCTGCAGCGACACCTAGGTAAGTCCGACTGCGCTCTTTCCAGCGGTCAGGGCTTGGCCCCATCTTGATGATGTTGCACTCTCTGCCCTCAACGCAGTTGCTGGGCCTGAGCCTTGGCAGATTCTTAAGCCAAAAGCAGGTGGCTTTCGTTTCCCCGTGTCCGTGTTCCCATGGCTGGATGATTTGATCGGGCTTTCTGATCGCGGTGCTGATCATGCTGATGGGGTTTTCAATGCACCACCTGGGGATGGGTGCATCCATCAACAGACGTACAAACGCCAAGGCTTGATCAGTAAGAGCTGGATCACGCTTGCCTGAGTAGGTGGCCCACATGCCGCTAATGGCGAGATAAGTGCAAGGCGGATGGGCAACCATCAAATCCCACCCATCGTGCAGCAGCTCCTCAACAGGGCATTGATAGTGCCACTGCGGGTCTGCTTCGCACTCCAGCAGATCACAAGACCACGCATCGTGACCATGACTGCGAAAGGCATCGCGCACTCTGCCGCTGTATTCA